TCTGATTTCTCGGCGGTGTTGACCTCGGCCCTGAAATCCTGTACGCGCTGTACGGACATGGGGCGAAGCTTCACCTTGACCCCCCCCCACTCAGGAATGGTCACCAGTTTTCCGCGGCTCTTGCTTGCCCTGACGATAGCGTTTCTATTCATCTTCCCCCCCCTTATCGATTCAGCCGCCACCCGGTCCAATTGGTCGCCGGGTGGCGGGTTGCGCTGGCTCTTACGCGACAGCTCTGGTAATGGCTCCGGTTGGCTGTAGCTCAACGTTTGCGATTGCCATGTCGCCCACGCTCCCCTGGATTGGCGTATAGGCCGACACGATATACGAGCCTTGGTAATCCGGGTTGGTGGCCGCCGTTGACGCGGAAGTCGCTTTGTAGTTGCAAGCTATTGCGGCGCCTCCATTGAAAGCTGACCAGATCGTCGCATCGGTCTTACTAGAAGCGAAATCTTGGAGTAACGTTAGCGATAGCGAGCGGGTCTGTAGGCCCCCAGCGCCAACTGTGCGAGTTGTGTTACCCATGGACGTGTTATCCGGGGTTTCCACCCCCAGATTGAGCGTCGCTGAGACCACACGATCGGACAGGTCTACAGAATTGAAAAGTATGGTTCCATCAGTAAACACGACTTCAGCCATAAAATTTTTACCTCATAACATTGATCCCCTTCCGCTGGTTATATGCATGCCACCTAAGCACGCGCCCCCGCGCGCGTTTTAACCCTCAGGTGGTAGATAGTCAGACCGTCTGTAGTCCCATGAAGCACTGTACGGTTACGGACGTAAACGTTCCAGACAGATCCACCGCCCAGTAGTCGTCGGTGATCGAGCCCGCCACCGTTCCCAGCTCCGAGCCGATGGCTGTAAACTGGGTGAGCGTGACGCGATCGGTCGCGGTCGACATCCCGGAGTTGTCGTCCGACTGAAGTTTTATTGTGCAGTTGGTTCCGTTAAACGCAGTGACGTGGGCCGCGATGAAACACACTTGAACAGCGGACGGGGCGCCAAGCTGGATTCCCGCTCCTGTAGTGATCGACGAATGGGCGCCCGTGAGGTTTAGCTGGCCGCGATAGGTCGGATCCCGCGCCATGGCCTCAATGTTAAACGTGAGCAGGTCGCCGGGGCTGCCTTGAATGGGCGTATACGCTGACTGGATGGTGTTTATAGAGTAGCTCGTATTGGTTAAAGTTAGCCCCTCCGGGGATACCGTTACGAGCTTATCGGTAGCACTTAGCGCGCCGAATTGTTCGTCTACGGTGCTGGTTCCGTACTCAACCTTGCCTGTTCCAGACCAGGTCGACTGCCACAGCCCGCCAGGGGCTACAACTCGGGACGTGGACCCGAACGACGTAGCGTCTGGGGCCTCCTGGCTAATCGAGAATTGGGTACTCTGGAATTGCGCCGCGAAATCGTAGCTCCCCCAGAGCAGCTTCAAGTCCTTCAGAATAAATTCACTCATTTGTGATCCTCTTCATGCCGACTGCAGGCCCAGGTAGGCTTCGACTGTGATACTTGAGTAGGTTCCGATTACCGCGATGCGCCACCAGTCATCGGTGTCGCCTCCCGCGAATATAGCCAGCTGGTACTCTCCGGCATTAGAGGAGCCTACGAGTGTGTTACCGAAGCCGGTGAACGCATTATCCGACGACTGGATGATTATTTGGTAGTTCGTCCCGGTAAATGCGGTGGCGTGTACCAGCGCGAAAACAACGTCTGAGGCGCCCGGGGCGCCAATCTGGGTAGCGCCCCCGAATATATAGCCCGAGGAGGTCCCGGACAGGTGATGCTGCCCCCTGTACACGTTTCCGATCGCGGTGAGCGAAACAGAGAAAGGAAGCACGTCACCGACGCTGCCGCCCGTTGAGTAATTGGTGGGTAGTGCGAGCATGGAGTAGGACACATTGTGATCAGCCAGGGTCAGCCCACCCGGGACGACCGTCATCATGTTTCCAGCGGTCGTCATGTCGTTCCAGGTTCCGTCCACATCCTGGCCCGAGGCTATCCATTTCCCCGACCCGGAGAAATGAGCCGTTTTCTTTCCTGATGCAAACGTTCGAGTTGTCCCGGTTATGTCCGTGTTTCCAACCACTTCGCGGCCTAGCTCAAGCGAGGCCGACTGAAGCTGCCCGCTGAATATGTCATCACCATAAATCATCGCTAGATCGGTCAACACCAATTCCGCCATTACTCCACCGCCACTACCCTGAAATCCATGGTCCGCAGAAACACGCCCTGTTCGGCCAGGGTAATGTCTGTGGTTCCTTCCAGCTCCGTGTGCAGCACGGTCGTGCCCCCGGAGGCGCCACTAAACCAATCGAGAGCCACTTCGACCTGGGCTGCTACAGCCTGGGCGCTGGTGTACGTTTCAGCGTAAATTTCAAACGTAAAATCCGACTCTTTGGATCCGCCGCCGCCCATTGTTCGTATGGGGCCGGCGCCAGGGAATCGCGTATATATGACGTAGGGCAGGGCCGGTGCCGATCCAGCGTCTTTCTTTACGGGGTAAAGCCGAGTAGGGCTTGTCCCGACTAGCGACGTAAAGCCGCCTGTGGCTAGAAGCTGAGCTACCAATGATTGTTCTGCTGCCATGTTCTTCTATATTGTTTTTAGATAATTACGGACGGCGGCCCGCATCTTCTCTGGAGCGGCGCGAGCCGCGCGCTTACGCGCCTGGTGAAATCCCTGAAGCCCCCCGTCGCCGTCCTTGCGGCCATATTCAATCACGTTCGTTTTAATATCGCCGCGCTTGGTCTTATCGCTAACGACTCCGAACCACGCACCAGCCGGGATCTTGGTTCCTGTTTTGACAGGAAGCCGCCCAGATCCAATCCGGCTTTTGTAGTCTCCTGTATCGACCGGAGCGATGGACCGAGCCAGCGCGGCGGACTTGTCCGCTTCTAGCCCTGCAGCGCGTGCAACAGCCTCCAATAGCCCTTTTCCCGCGGCTTCGTCCAGGCCTCGAATTACCTCGTCTAGGTTTTCTACTCTGAGCATATTACGTGTGGTCCTTGCACAGCAGCTCCGAGAACTGCAAGTGGCCTGTTACACGCCGGACGTATACCACGTCCAGTGTTTTCTCTGTCGCGACCCGGCCATGTCGCGGCGTCCAAAATATACGCATCCCCACATCGGCTTCCTTGTCTGCGCGATGAAGTATAAAGACCCGGTAGGTGGCCTCGGCGTTCCTCACCCCCCGGTCTAGCGCTTCAAGTCCAGATAGGGGCATAACTCGCGCCCATGCGGTCATGTGAGAGGCCCACGTTAGCGTTGGCTCGTTCAGGGCGTTGAAAACCTCGGTAGCGCTCTTGATCGTGATCCGCTCATCTAGCTGGCCGAGTGTAGGCATTACGCTCGCACGATCCTATACGGCCACCAAAGGTTAAACGACGTTCGGCTCATCTCCACTCTTGACCCACCTATGGAGAACTCTTCACCTTGAGCATTGCGATATGCGTCGGCGCATTCCAGGAGCAGGCCGGCTTTGATACTGTCCGGGATTTCGTCCGCGGTGCCTAAGCCCGATAAGTGCCTCACCACTACGCCATTTATGGTCTTCAGTGTTACGGCGGGCCAGGACTGGGCGTACTTCAATGCGACGCGTCCCGGCTCGGGTGCTGCGTTGGCCTCATATACAGTCGTGGCTACCACCGTTGACGTGTCACCGGAGTCGGTATAAGTGATTGACGTTACGGACTGAAGACGCCCCCCGGAAAGCACAAGGCTATCTGACCCGCCGGGAAAGGCGTCGAACGATTCATCCACCGTTCGCTCGATCAAGTATCTGCCAGTGAACGTCTCGCACCGAGCCCGCGCGGCCCGGATGATCGACCAGAGCCGCAAATCTTCAGCTGTGTCGTCGCGCTCGATGGCGAGGTGATCCTTTAACTCGTCTAGCAATAGCGGCTCGTGCGCGGCAGCCGTTACGGTTGTGCTTCTGCTCATGTCTTTGCCGGCTTCAGCGTGACGTTACCGCGTGAAACCACACTCTCGTTAGCTGATCCGTCAGTCACTTTGAGTTGGTGCCAATATACCCGCGGCTCTAACGAATCCGTGTCGGTGTCGGCAACCGTAACCGTGCATACCCCGTTGGCCGCGTCCGTGATCACCCCTGCGACAGTGAGGGCCGCTGAGCTAGCCATGGGGTGCGTATAGAGCTTCCAGGCTATTGTGTAGGCCGTGATGTTAATAGCCGTCGTGCCGTCGGAAGTCACGGTGAATGAAATAGTCCGGTCTTCACCTACGTCAAGGTGGAAGTGTTGGTTTACCGCGCTCATGACTTCGCCGTGAAGGATGTCTGGGCCAGCAGTCCGCTAAGACTTGGATTGGCTGCTGTCGCGGTGAAGGATGTCTGGGCCAGCAGTCCGCTAAGAGATGGATTGGCTGCTGTCGCCGTGAAGGATGTCTGGGTCAGCAGTCCGCTAAGAGATGTCGAGCTCACGTTATGCGATCCCCCTCTGTGATGTGCTTGATCAACTTCTTAAGGAACGCCTTCAGGTCGCTTATGCTTGACAGGCTATCGACAATGCTGATCAGCCGCGCCCGCTCATATAGCTTGTCGGGGCTCCAGTTTGACCGATTGGCGTTGATCGCCACCACTAAATCATCGGCGGCGGACTGCGTAACGTCCCTGCCGAAAACAATTGTTCCGACCTTTGATTTTCGGTCCAGTGTAACGGTGGCCACGTTATCGTTCGCCGCCTTTGCAAACTTTAGAACCTGATCCTGCCCCGGCCAACGCGAGCCGGCGTTAAGGTTGAACGTCTCGTGGCTTGACATGCTTGCGCTTCTTTCGTTTTGGTTTGTTACCGGGAGGTTCAATCTGAGGCCCGCGGAGCTCAGCGGACCTCAGATCGAAAGCCAAAGTCTCAACCGCTTTACGTGCCCGGTCGAGACGATTGCCAAGGGTTTCCATTTTTAGGCGGACCAGTCAGCAGTCACCGTAGTGTCGGACCCGCGAACGGTTCCCAGTGCGGCGTTCACTGTTACGTCTTCGTTAGCGGTGTCTAC